TACCCCCTCCTTGCTACAGGCAATAAAACCCTGTAGTTTCGGAGAAGGTACCCTGGCGGGCTTCATTGCCCCGCTAATTGTTTTCCACACTACGAGGTCCTTATGGCTTATGGTACATTTCACCAGTACGACTTGAAACCCCGCACGCAGATCCAAACACAATATTTGCCTTCCGGCGAAATTGTGGGTGGCCCTACGTACATCTATGATGGACCGATTATTCATTCGGTCAATCAGAGAAACGGTGTCTCACTTCCTAACTGGCGTACCATCATAAGGAATGGAGGTAATGCAACTACTCCCTTCACAGGGACGTTGCAATCCTTCAAATCAACCCCATGTTCCTGTTATACCGAGAGTTGGGAAAACCTCGGTTTTAACAAGATCAACCGTTACGACACGATGGGCTTTAACGGCCTATACGGTGGTTACGGGAACGTTAGCACGTTCTGGGCTGATTACTTCGGTAGTATGGAGCAAGCCGCAGATGCACTTGCGTTGAAGTACCTCTACGCTCGTCTTCGGGAAGATCAAACCGCCTTTCGAGGCGGAATCTTCATCGGAGAGTTGCGTGAGGCTATCTCAATGATCCGGAACCCGGCAAAGTCTCTTCGGAAACTTACAAACGATTACTTCTCTACTCTGCGAAAGCGCAGAAAGGAAGCAACCAGTTTGAAAAGAGCCAAAGCTGTCCTTGCCGATTCATGGCTAGAGTATTCCTTCGGATGGAAGCCGCTTCTCAATGATATCTCTGAAGGCATTAATGCCTACGAGAGAATCAGGGACAACAGCTTCGTCAGGAGGACCTTCTCTGCCACTGGAGAAGTCGAAGGGGAGTACGTACAGTCGTGGACACCCGATGCCGCTGGTCAGGTTTTCCTCAAATCCAGGAGGATTACCAAAACCACGCTTCAGGTGCGCTACAAAGTAGGTACTTCTAGGGACCTTACGGGTCAACAATCCACCGAGGGGATGGCAAATCTTCTCGGTGTTGGTTGGCGCGATTTTGTGCCAACCATTTGGGAGTTGACTCCGTGGTCCTTTCTCATCGACTACTTCGCCAATGTTGGCGAAATACTGGATGCCGCTACTACAATAACCTCTGACATTACTTGGGTGTGCAAGACTGTTCGAAAGACCCGAACCTACAAAATAGATTCGGCTGTCGACGTCGAGCGCACCAAGCAAGCCAGTGGTCAATTGTATATCGACACCGGTGGTTCCGCAGGTGAAACGGAGGAATTCGAGCGTAAGATTACCCGAAGTTCGCTGTCCAGTCTACCTTTTCCGAGTTTTCGGTTTCAGGTACCTGGCGTTGATTCACTAAAGTGGATCAACATTGCGGCTTTGGCTTCTTCTCGGCGCGAACTCACTCCTTATTTCAAACTTCGAATCTAGGTGGAACGCCATATGGACGTATGCCCTATATCTATGATCCTCGTCATCCACGATCCCCAGGAATCCTCCTGGAAGATCGAGTGGACTAAGAAGATCAAGACTAAGTTGTACGGACACATGACCGTTACCTTAGAAGTACACCCTACCGGTGAGGAACAATGTTCTCGTTGTAGAGGAGGACCACCACCTAGTGGGACGCCCCTTACGGAGCGCAACGCTCAGGATGGTGAGAATCCTCTTGACAAGTTCATTGATTTCTTAACGAAGGGTCACTTACTAGACTAGAAGTTTCCCTAATGTACCCTTTCTTCCTTTAGGAGGTAACATATGTCAACATCAAAGACGTTGTATGCGAAGCTCATCCTATCGGATGACCCTCTTGATGATATCACCCCAACTAGTTCGGGTGATGGCACCATTAGGATCTACGATGGGACTGCTTTGCTCTACCATGTACCTGACGCTGACAGTGTTACCGTTAGCGACCTTCTTGAACAGTTAGACCTTTCGGATGAGGATCAGTATGGTCTTGGAAAAGACCGTACAGTTGCTCTTTCGGTTGGCCTAACTGGCGAGATGGTCGTCCTAGAGGAGTTAGATGGGGATGTCCTGCCGCAAGGCGGGGATTCGCCGCAAGGCGAGCTCAACTTCGAGTAATCGAAGTAGAATTTTTCCTCTAACCTCTTAAGGGGTATATTTCAACCCTTCGCTGCGAAAGCGGCGATATTTTGACAGTATGTCATGAAAGGAGTTCGGGTCATATGACTTGGACCGTTACGTCTCCTATCACGGGAGCAGCTCAAACGGGGCTGACAAGCCCCACTTACACAATGACCGAAGACACCGCTCCGGACAATAACGGTAAACAATACGCCGTTACTGCTCTGGGCGGTACGCAAACGGGTGTTGATACTCACTCGGTTGCGGCGCCTTTTACACTGACGTTCGTCCGACCCAAGGTCTTTAAGGCCCTGGGTAAGCCGAATCCAGTGACTGGCGTCATCGGATCAGTTCCGCGGAACGTCTACAAGCAGATTACCCGGAAGGGAGTAGTTCCCCTTTCGGGACAGCCGTATGCTACGATGCTCGTTACGACGATCATCGAAGTGCCGGCTGGCTCTGATCTAGCCGATCCGGAGGACGTAAGGGCTGCACTATCCCTCCACATTGGTCAACTTTACACCGTTTCTAGCGGTGTGGGTGATACCAGTGTGACGGGGATTATGTAACTCTACGACCTCATTCGCATAAATCCACTGCCCTAACGGGCGGTGATGCGAACCATAAGGAGTGTAAGATGAGCCTTTGCTCTCACGTTCTTTATACGCACCTAGCGAGTGATCTTAGTAAAGCTTTGCCTACTCTGCCTTATGCCACTTTCTTTGAGGGAAACCTCCGAGAAAAGGCATGGCCGGGTATTTCAAAGCGTGAGTTTGCGTGCCTAAACCTCGCCGATACGCTCCTGAAGAAATTTCAGGATAATATCAGTAAGGATGCAGACGCGCACGCTCTCACTAAGTTCCTTACCTTTAACGCCAAATGTAACGTTAAGGAGCCGATTGATCGCACTGCCATAACCGAGATCGAAGAGATCTCGATTGGCGAAGCCATTAGTATATATCAAGACTTTTGGTTTCGCCCCGGCGGGGACTACATCCTTTCTGTAGAAAAGATCCTACAGGGAATAGATGTAGGCCCAGGTGCTTCTATCGGCGTGAAAGGGACTGACTTCTATCGGAAGATAGCTGCCGGCCCCCTCACTGGGACTAGAAAATCACTTTTCAGATTATACCAATCTGAAGTCTCCAAATACCCACTATGGTTGGAAACCGAAAAGATCCGGTTCGACTCATTTGGGGGTTACAAGGAGGTACTAGGTAGTCGGTTATCGTTCGTCCCTAAGACAAGCGATATTTCTAGGACCATCTGTACGGAACCCTTACTGAACATGATGTTTCAGAAGGGTATAGGTGCGGTTATCGAGGAAGGACTGGCACGTAGGTTTGGAATAAACCTTAGTGTACAACCTGCTCGGAATCGCATCCTAGCACGTATAGGTTCGGAACGCGGAACTTTTAGTACTATTGATTTAAGTTCAGCATCCGATTCTATAAGCCTTGCCTTAATGCGGCGAATTACACCTCCTTACATCCTTAGCTGGATGCTGGAGGCCCGCAGTGACAAGGTTGAACTACCTGATGGTAGTTCCGTTCCGTTGCATATGGTATCGTCGATGGGGAATGCTTTTACTTTCCCACTTCAGACGATGCTCTTTACTGCCATTGTTCTCGGGGTCTATAAGGCTTTAGGTATTACAGCCTTTAAACCTACACATCATCGTGCTAACTTCGGTGTCTTTGGAGATGACATCATTGTCAAAAGCGAAGCTTTTGGCCTTGTATGTAAAATCCTTGAACGCTTCGGTTTCACGGTTAATGTGGATAAGAGCTTCGGCAGTGGGCCCTTTCGCGAGTCCTGTGGCTCCGACTTTCTGGAGGGCTATGACGTGAGAGGCATTTACTGCCAATCGCTTCGTAGCAAGCAGGACGTGTACTCACTGATCAACAGGCTCAACGTTTGGTCAGCTAACCATGAGGTCGTTCTTTCCAATACCATTCGGTATCTCGTTAGTGGTTTAGGTAAATCAATCCTACCTATTCCATTTTGGGATGCCGATGATGCTGGACTGAAAGTACCACAAAGTTTGCTGCCATTAGGCGAGTTGGCTCGTTCCCGAAAAACAGGGAGCATCCTATATTCTAGGTATACTCCTCGTAATAAGGAAATTAGCCTCCTAGCCGTTGACCAGCGGCCTGTAATACGCCATAAGTGGTTTAACAACCACCCAGGTATATTATTAACCGCTCTCAGTGGGCACCTTAGGGGTGGCTCTATCGTTGAAAGAGTCGATAGGCCATACTACCAAATACGGCTTGCATCAGCTCCGTGTTGGGACTGGTACAACCCGTGCTACTCCAAATTGTGGAGTGGCGGATGGCATAAGTTCAAAACTTATGTCGAGCTCAACCTTGAGACAGTTGAGCTGAACACTTTCCAGCGCCGGACGAAGAAGGGATTCCTCGTCCGGAGTTTCACGCTGTAAAGTGAGTCCCAGGGGAGAATAACCCCTAGTTCCGGAT